CATTTTCACAGCATGTCAGTCACAAATCACTTTTTGCAAAAACTTTCTCGAGGTTTTGAAAATTGGACAAGGTTTTCTTTGTCCATTTTGAAAAATTGCCTCGACTTTATTTTTCTAATATTTTTATTGTTGAGTAGTAAAACTATGTAATTTATAAAGAATCAACATAGAATTGTTTAATTATTGAGAACTTTATAAGAATGTTCTCGATGTTGTTTATAAATATGTAAATTAAAAGATTAAAAATCTAGTTTCGTCAATTGGAGACCCATTTTTATACATGATATAACGAATGAAATCATAATATTCTGTCATAGAAAGGGCAAAATGACCCTTTGTAAAACGAATATATGTATATGTTGCGCTGACCCTTTCGCAGTTAAATAATAGATGTTTTTCTGGTATTTCTAATAAAATAGCATATCTTTTATCAGTTTTTGGAATTCGATTCATTTATAATATTAGTATATTGAGAACATTCACGAATTGTTCTCAATATTGTTTGTAAAAATATGTATTTTCGAGAACGTCCCTCTTCCGAATGTTTTCTTTTATTAGAATATAGATATCTTAGAGATGCCTTGTAGAATTACTTGTTTGATATCAGCGGTTTTCTTGATAGGAATGATTTTCATGATGAATAGTGTTACGAATAGTGGTATCATAAAAGAATATGAATCTCAATTACCACCCGAATTGAGAACAGTATATAATTCGATTGTAAATGAGAGAACAAATATCTATTATATAGGCTATATTTTAGGATTTGTTCTCGCTTTGATGATAATTTTCTATAATGTTCAAATAAAAAAAGGATATATGTCAGTTTCATCCATGGTTTGTTTAGTAGTAGCAGTATCATTTTTGACTAATTATTTTTATTATATTTTGACTCCAAAATCGAAATGGATGTTAGAACATATCAAAACACCAGAACAAAATCATGCTTGGTTGAAAATGTATAGAGGAATGCAGTTTTATTATCATGGTGGATTAGCATTAGGAGTAATTGCGGTTGGTTTATTCGCATTTTCTTTTAGATGTTGAGAACCTATAATAAAATAAAATATAATATATATAAAATGAATAATACTGATAATAATAATAATAATAATAATATAAAAATCAACTATATCTATCATGTTAGTAATAATGAGGATGATAATAAAATAATTAATACTAATAATGCCAATTATATTGAAAGTATAAAAAATGAAATCGAAACTAGATTGGCACCTGATGAAAAACTAGAAGATAATTTTATCAAAGAAATACTTGATATCCTTTTGAAAAAATATGCGAAATTAAGTATTATTTTTCAAGGAGTATTAATCAGAAATTTTGAAAATAATCCAGTATTTTTGAATTTGGTAAAGATATGCTATGGAACTTTATTGGAAAATGCTGTAGAATTAAAAGAACGAGAACAATTACTACCATATATTCCAAATATTATCACTAATGAAGAAACTGTAGCAATTAATAGTTTATTGAATTTCACAATTAACAATAATGATAACAATAATAATAATGATAACAATAATAATTTTATCAAAGTGGAATCTGGAAAATTATACTACGACAAAAATAATAAAATAGTGACTTTTTATTCAGATTACCATTTAGATGATAACGGCAATAAAATACCTATGAATTTTCAATTAAAAAATTTTCAAATGTTGGTAACAGACGCTTTATTATTACATATTTTAAAAATGGATACTCAACAATTCAAAAAGAACTCTACGAATCTTGGCGATGCTTCCTGGGCATGGTGTATTTTTGTCATACAAGTTATCTTGTTGAACAAATTACCTCGTGAAATAATATCAGAGATTACAAAATTATCAAATCACAGTACATTACCAACTAGAGGAGGAACAAAAAAGAGAAAACGAAAGACGAATACAAGAAAAAACACAAAAAAAGGTTCAAGAAATAAAAGAGATAAAAAACATAAAAAACATTGATATAAATAGATGTTCTCGTATTATATTTATTTATACTTCTAAAAAGTTCTCGATTTAATAATCATAAATGGTAATTTTAAGTGAAGAACAAGAGAACATATACAACAATGTATCACAAGGCCATAATGTAGTCGTAGATGCTGTAGCGGGAACTGGAAAAACCACCCTAATATTATCTATTGCTGGAAGATTACCGAATAAAAAAATACTACAAATAACATATAACAAGTCATTACGACATGAAGTAATGAAAAGAGCAATTGATATGGAATTAGAAAACATAAAAATACATACGTTTCATAGTTTGGCGGTAAAATATTATTCAAGAGAGGCACATACAGACATAGAACTAAGGAAAATTATCAATAATAAAAAAAAACCAGGTTCTCGAATAGATGAATTGGATTTGTTAGTTTTGGATGAATGTCAAGATATGACATTTTTATATTTCCAATTAATAGTAAAATTTATTATGGATATGGGTCATAAAATCCAATTATTGATTTTAGGTGATTATATGCAGGGTTTATATGAATTCAAAGGTTCCGATGTTCGATTTTTGAAATTGGGTGATTCATTATGGAAGAAATTACCGAATTTGAGAACAAACGAGTTTTGTAAATGTACAATGAAAATGTCCTATAGAATAACGAATCAAATGTGTTTATTTATAAACAATGCGTTGTTAGGTGAATCTCGTATGGCAGCATGTAGAGATGGCGAGCCAGTTTTTTATATAAGAAATTCAATATATAATTTGATAAAAATCGTATACGCAGAGATATTGAAATTGTTTTCACAAGGAGTAACACCAGGAGAAATATTCATAATAGGTGCCTCAGTAAAAGGAGATAGAAGTGCTATAGGAAAATTAGAAAACTTATTAGTAGAACGAGATATACCGTGTTATGTACCAATGATGGAAGATGAAAAATTAGACGAGCGTGTAAGTAATGGGAAAATCGTGTTTTCGACATTTCATAGTGTAAAAGGTAGAGAACGAAAGTATGTATTTGTAGTAGGTTTTGATAATTCATATTTCAAATACTATGCTCGTAATATACCGAGAACAATATGTCCGCCGACAATTTTTGTAGGTACAACGAGAGCAAAAAATGGATTGTATTTATTAGAGAGCGATTCTCGAGCAGAAGACCGTCCTTTCGATTTTTTGAAAATGAGTCATGTAGAAATGAAAAAAACCAATTATATTCAATTCAAAGGAATACATAAAGGAGAACATAATCCAAATTCGTATATAGACGATGAAATCGATACATCTTTGGTGAAAAAGATAACCCCAACAGAATTGATTAAATTCATACCAGAAGATATTTTATCCGTATTCAATGAAATGTTTGAAAAGATATTCATAACAGAACGCGCAGCAACAGAAGAGAGTACAATTGAAATACCATCCATAATAGAGACAAAAAAGGGATTCTATGAGGAAGTAAGTGATATAACAGGAATCGCAATACCCTCTATGTATTATGATATGTTAATACAGATATGGACAGGTTCTCAAACAATAGAATTGGAAAATAGTATTTTGAACGAAATGATAAAAATTCAAATGAGTGATTTGAATTCAATAAAATATTCTTTTGTAAATGGAATAATAAATGAATTACCGAGAACAATAACAAGTATATCAGATTATTTGTATTTATCAAATATAGTATCATCATTACAAGAGAATCTGTTTTTCAAAATAAAACAAATAGAAAAAGAAGAGCATAAATGGGTGACTGATGAAATAGCATATGAATGTAAAGAGAGATTACGTAAGACGGTAGGCATAGATTGTCAAAATACACCGCCCAAAATAGAGGATTATATCATAATAGCATCGAATGATGAACAACATAAAATAATAGACGAAGTTCTCAAACCGTATAATATAAATGAAAAATTATTTCGTTTTACAGCAAGAATGGATATAATAACAGAGAACATATGTTGGGAATTGAAATGTGTCAATAAATTAACACTGGAACATATGTTACAATTAGTAATATATGCCTGGCTGTATAAATTACGTTCGGATAAGGATGGATATTCATTAGCAGAAGAAGATGAAGACGAAAAAATATTCAAATTATTCAATATAAAGACGGGTGAAATAAAACGTTTGAATGCCACAATAGATGAATTAACATATATAGTAGTAGAATTATTGAAGGTAAAATACAAGACATGTTCTCCAAAAACAGACGATGAATTTTTGAATGAATGTAATAAATTTGTAATGAATTTTGTGTAAAAATATATGTAACTATAATATATTACATATATTTATGATTATGCGGCAGGAACAGGTTGTTGTTGTTGGATGAATTTTTGAATGCATTCCCAAATTTTGGCGGATTCATCAATACTGAATGTACCACGTTTTTGGGCAAGATTTAAGAATGAAACCATTACATTAAGGGCAGTATTTTCGTCGACAATTTGTACATCAGTAAGACGTTGTTCTGGTTTAGGAGCAGGAGGTGGGACTTGGCCATCAAATTGATTGGTTGGTTGTTCTTCGGTCATGGTGATATTATCCATTATATAAAAAAATAATTAGAAACTTTTTATATAGTTTCAAACGAAAAGTATTATTTTTCTAAATGTTTATGACAAAAACAATAACGTTTATTTTTATATGAACTTTTTTTACAAAATTTATTATCTCCTAATTGAATACCACAAACATATTTGTAACAGCAATTTGCTAGTTTTTTTTTATTGGAATTCCAAAGCATACTAGCTTCATCGAAATCTATACTGACCTCGTATTCAACACGTAATTTAGTTTGACTTCTAGTAAGCATTTTCAATATGAATAGAATATCAATAAAAAAATAAAGCAAAAATATTTTCAATTTTTTATATAGAATAAAGGTATAATAGTGACAAAATGTTGAAAAAAAATAGTAAAAAAGTAGAATTTTCTATTTTTGTAGAAAAAATATTAATACCATCCAATGAAGATGTTTCACCATATAAAAATGAGATATGGTGGAATAATATTGAGATGTTAAATTTCAAAAATTCAGCCATGTTCGAAATATTTTCATTTATGTGTAGAAACAGAATAAATAATTATACAGAGGCTAGGCGAATATTATATCAATGATGAGATACTAAAAGAGTATCATTGATATATTTATCTAAAAAAACATAGAACATGTCATAAGAGAGGTTTTGAGGGCGTTGTTCAGGACGCATAGTAAGAGTACAACCACCAGTATCTAAAATGGAAACATCGAATTTATTGATTTTATTTTTGAAACAGTAAAAAAGAATATTTTGAATATTACGGTAATTATAAGGTTTATAATGTAAATGTAATGAAATTTTGGAAGGATGTATTCCAAAAAATATACAATTTTCAATGATATATTCAAAATCATCATATTTAAGTTCTCCAACAGTATCCGAGAGACATATTTCATCGAAAGGGAATTTGCCATGATAATAGAGAACCTCTTTCAAAATGAAATCATTATCTATTTTACCGATAATAGGACATTTATTGATACACGAAATATACAATTTCGTTTTAAAATTTGTTGTATTTTGTTCTCGATTTAATGTTTCAAATATCTTTTTGAATTCTTGTTTAGTTTCCCAAATATTTTTTTTAGTATTTGTCATCTGAAATTTATTAGAAACTGAAGTAATAAAAGAAAAATTACGTATATTATGATTTAATGCTAAATGGAGTTTTGAGAGAGAGGGAATGAGTAAATAAATACCCTCGAAATTTTTATTATATTGTTCTAAATCTCTAGTAAATTCCATTTCACTTTTTTTAATTTTCAAATATTCTTTGGCATAATTGAACATTTCAATAGAATCATTCATTATTGGTAATACTTTTTGTGATGTTAGAGAACCGATTTCGATGCGTTTTGGTAGATTTTCAGAATAAATAGTCTGGAATATTTCCATTTTTTTTGATGTTGGAAAGTTCTCAATATTCGCGTTTTGAATTCCATCACGTAATGATACATCAAAAAGATTTGGATTTATTTTATTGAATATTTCGGTTTTCTTTGGACATGCGAGAATATTTTTACGGATAATTCGAGAACAATTAATCATTTTTATTATGTTAGAAATTTATTTACAAATTTACACTTGTAAATCAATAATTATATGAATTGTGTATTATAATCAT